GTAACATGTACATTATGTCTAAGGCTGATGAATTATCTAATACTCAAAAAACTGTAATCAATCAATTTATTAATGGTTATAAAACATATGCACAAGATGAAGGCGGCGAAGTTTCTATTTTTGAATATTTAGATGCCGAAGGCGGTCGTAATACAGATATTCAACTAGTTAATTTTTTACGAGCTTTACAACGAGACATACAAAAAATAGATATCGAAGATTTAGATTTAGATTTAGATTTTAAATCTGATAACATTATGGTGTGGAATGGCAAATTAGTGATGATTGATTGGTAACGTATATTTATATAAAAGAATGTAATTATGTCATCGATTTTAGAAAATCTTATACGAACATACTTAATTGAAGGTCGAACTGTTGCTAAATTACGAGGCGTATCAGCAAAAGAAACTGCAGAAGCTCGTGCAGCTGGCGCAGTTCATGCATATGCAGTTTTAGTTAAAGGCACGTCTACGCCATCTACTATAATAGATTTAGTTGAAGCGGCTACTGCAGCATCGAGTGGAGCTGAAACGGATTCAACAATATCGGTTGGAAAACGTAGCAAATTTGCAAATGGTGATTATGTTTATGTAATGAGTGACCCACTTCCTAAAAATCGGCAGACTATTACGGTTTGGATATTAAAAAATCCATTTCTTCTTTCAACTACAAGTGATCAAGAATTAGTAAATAGTTTTACTTCGCCTGCTAGAAATTTTATCGGCAATGCTGCATTATTTACGATGTCAGCATATAATCAAGAAATAAAAAAACTTGATGTTAACGTTACTCCAATTACTGATTTAAAAAGTAAAGAAACTGCATTAGATCAAACAAAAGATAAAATAAAAGATTTAGTTGCAGGTGATAAAGATGTAATTGAAAAAATTATAACGCGTAATGGTAAGAAAATTGGCACGTTTACAGGTATAGTAAATTCTAATGAACGGCCAATTGAAGGTCTTATGGCATATGATGACGGAACATGGGATGCTGGAATGTGGGATGTTAAAACTGGTAGCTTAATATCAGGTACTAAAAACTCATATGTATATAATAATGCAGGTAAACCTGTTTCTACCTTCAAAGGCGAAATAAAGAATGGTGTTCCTAGTGATTCGGCAAATCAAAAATTAACTGACTTAGCTACTAATGAATATTTCGAAGGCTCGATTAATTCATCATATATACCGGTAAATGGTACATTATATTCGGATTCAACTAAAAATGTCGAAATAGGTAAATATGTTAATGGTAGTTTCGAAGCTAAAGAAATATATACCAATCAACAAATTATTGATGCAACTAAATCTTCAAAATATAGTGATGCATCAAAATATTTTCAACAATTAATGGTTGATAAAATTGCAACTCAGCCAAAAATTGTAACATCTGCTGGAGAATTATATACGAAAGTAAAAAATAATATTGACGGACGTTGGGGTAATGATTCTAAAAATTTAACCAAATTTATGTTAGCTGTATTTGAGCTCGATCAAAATAGCGGCGTTACTGATCAGTTTATTAAACGAATTAATGGATTAAATAAAGAAATAATAGAATCAATTCTTCATATTAAAACTGCAGTATTGGAACAAATTAATTTAGATGCGGGTATAAAAGCAAAAGAACAAATTCTTGCTACAACGCCAACTCCAAACCCGAAGCCAACACCTACTCCTTCACCAAAGCCAATACCTACCCCAAAACCGCAACCTACGCCTCAGAAAGATTCAATATCAAAAGATGTATATATTTTAAAGAAAAATCATGATATTTCATATATTGATGGTTCAGCAAATTCATTTTTACAAAATATGAAAAAGTGGGTAACTGGGTCGCATCGATCAATTGGACAAGCTGCTACCACAATATTTCAAGATTCGAATCGCGGAAAATGGTTTACGAGGAAATCTATAACAATACCAAAAGGAACTAAAGTTTATATTCATCCAGATAAAGTAGTTATGTTAGTTAATGATCCGCAAGGTACTCCGGATGGAAATACGTGGCGAATTATATATCAATTTGGCACTAAAACATTATCTACATCATCATATGCTAATTTATGGAAATCATTGTGGAAAACGTATATAGCATATCCAAAATTTCAAGATCTTGCAGACAGTCTAGATATTGATAATATTGTATATAGTACTCCAAAATACCGTAATGATGAATTAGTTGGTTTTTTACGAACATTAGATCCTAAAGTTCAAAGTAAACAAGAATTAGTAAAAAATCTATCTAAAAAACAAAAAGAACAATTGAATAAACAATTTGATATGTGTATTCAAATTGCAAAAGATTTTTATGAAATTTTTGGTAAAAATCCTGAAACGTATTTTGGTAAATATAAAGGTTCAGCTTTAATTCCGGGTGATCAGGATTTAAAAGGAGCATTGATATATTTGCAAGATGCTGTAAAAGATGCATATATTAAAGAATTTAAACTGTTATCTACATCTACTAATAAAGATATACGAGATAATGCAAAAAAATTACATGATGTATACGTAAGCGTACAAGAATATTTACGGGACTTAATTAGATCTGGAAGTAGTCAGCGTGATATGTTATTTAAGTTTAAATTAATTCATCCATTTGACTCAAAAAAAAATACGAATGTAACAATACGATTTGATTATTTATAATGATACGTTTACGACATCTTATTACTGAACAGACTGCTGCAACAAAATTTTGCAAACAAGATATTTTATCTAAACCGCAATTTGCTGCAGATAAATGGTCTGCTATTGGAATATGGAGTAATAGAAATATTGCAGGTACTAATGTTAAGTCACAACATGCATCGGGTAATGCAATCGATTGGCATGGAAAAAAAGGCCCCGGCGACCCTGTTATGCAACAGTTAGCTGATTATTTAGTTGATAATGCATCTAAGTATCAAATTCAAAACGTTATATATAACAGGCGAATATGGAATTCAAATAAAGGTTGGCATCGATATAGCGGACGTAGCCCGCATACCGAGCATGTTCATGTAGATTTTAAAATTACCGGATCTGTATCAGTAAATAATCAAAAAAATAATGATATTGTTCAACGTGCAATTTGGGATATGTATAATAAAACAACAAGGTTTCCGGAAAAGTATTTTAAAAAATATAAAGGATCATGGCTTATTCCGGGTGATGATAAACCAAAAGAAGCTGCAAAAAATTTAAAGAATTTATTTATTAATTCATGGTATGATCAATTATCTGACATATATACATCGGGAACCGAACAAGATAAAAAGAATGTTAGTTATTTGAATAAAGCAATTAATGATGTAGCAAAATTAATTGAAGCTGGCGATTCTGGTGAAGTTCCTGTAAAATTCTTTAAATGGGATTCGAAGAAACAAACATATAAATTAATCACACAAAAGTTCAATTGGACTTACATGTAAAGTTATGAAAAAAAATCATTGGCATTCGGGTAGTAACTCGAAACGAGCAAATGCGCTTAAACACGGTTATAAGTCTGGATTAGAATTAACTATTTCAGAACAAATCAAACAAACGGAATATGAATTGCGGTATGAAACTGAAACGTTAAATTACGTAGTTCCCGAACGCAAAGCAAAATATACTCCAGATTTTGTATTTATAAAACGAACTGGTGGGATAATGTACATTGAAACAAAGGGCAGGTGGACTACTGCAGATCGCACTAAAATGAAACATGTATTGCAATCGAATCCTGGAATTGATATAAGAATGGTGTTTCAAAATCCTAATCAAAAATTGTCAAAAACATCTCCAACTACGTATGAATCATTTGCTCGTAAGTTAGGCATCGTGCACGTTGCAAAAAAAGATATACCTGCAGAATGGTTTAATGAGTGTGTAAAGCCAGGTGAAGAACCAGCAGACCCGAAACGTTTTTTTAAGTAAGGTTTGTTTTGTGAATTATTTTTAATATATTCATGAAGATTAATGAAAGTTATTTAATTAATAGATTGAAGAATTTATTGATTCAATCGTTAAGCCAGTAATGAAATGTATGTGCTTAACATATATTATATATTAATTATTAATTGGATTACTTACAGTTTTTTATTATATTATAATTGTGAAGAATCTTAAACTGTTACAATTATTAGAATCAGTTCTAGGTAAAG